TGATAATTCTGACACTGCATCAGCGAATGCTAACATTCTTGTTAGAATCAACAATCACTTCTATAGAAGTGGTACAGGCATAGCATAATAAAGGAGAATAACTATGGCAATATCACGATCCCAACTAGTTAAAGAACTAGAGCCAGGTTTGAATGCTTTATTCGGCCTGGAATATAGTCGTTATGAAAATCAGCATGCTGAAATTTTCGCGACTGAAACATCTGACAGAGCTTTCGAAGAGGAAGTAATGTTAAGCGGTTTTGCTTCTGCACCAGTTAAACAAGAAGGTGCTGGAGTAGTGTTTGATCAAGCAGGTGAAACTTTCACAGCAAGATACAATCACGAAACAATCGCATTAGCATTCTCAATCACTGAGGAAGCAATCGAAGATAACCTATACGATAGATTAGCAGGAAGATACACAAGAGCTCTTGCAAGATCTATGGCAAACACGAAGCAAGTTAAAGCTGCTAACGTATTGAACAATGCACAAGTTACAACTGTAACAGGTGGTGACGGTGAATCCCTAATCGGAAATGCTCACCCACTTGCAACAGGCGGAACTTTTTCAAATGTTCTTGCAGTTGCTGCAGACTTAAACGAAACTTCTCTTGAGCAGTCATTGATTGACATTGCTGGATTTGTCGATGAAAGAGGCTTAAAAATTGCAGCCTCTGGAAGAAAAATGATTATTCCGAAAGAACTTCAGTTCACAGCGGAAAGAATCATGAAGTCTCCAATGAGAGTTGGAACAGCTGACAATGACATCAACGCCATCAATAACATGGGTATGGTTCCTGAAGGTTACAGAGTTAATAACTTTTTAACTGACACAGATTCATACTTCCTATTGACTGATGTACCTAACGGATTAAAAATGTTCGTTAGATCACCAATCAAAACTGCGATGGAAGGTGACTTCGATACTGGTAACATGAGATTTAAAGCTAGAGAAAGATACTCATTTGGATGGAGTGATCCAAGATGTGTATTTGGTAACGGAAACTTACCTACAAGCTAATAAATACATCTAGTATTATTAATTAGGGGCGGTGTTTTACATCGCCCCTTTTTTTATGTATAATAGAAAGACCTAGAATAAATTATTATGTTGACTGGCTAGGCAGACGGTATAGAGACAACATAATTAAAGCTATACAAAGGAGAAAATTATGGCAAATACTACATTTAATGGCCCGGTACGATCCGAGAATGGTTTTATTGGTGCTACTAAAAACTCATCAACAGGAGCTTATACAAATGTTTTTAAGATAGACGCATCTGGAAACTATGTAGGAACTCTTATGATTGGTCAAGGAATTGCTAACGTACCTTGTGCGGCAACTGCTGGAACAAGCGAAGTAGCATTCTCACAACCAGATAATACGGTAATAACTTCTATTCAAATAGTTTGTCAATCTGCACCAACTGTTGCTTCAGGCGACATTGGTTTCAAAGTTGGAACTGCAACAGGTGGAGCACAATTAGTTGCTGCTATCACTGATCAAATTCTTGATGGCGGAACAACTGTACCTGCAGGTGCACACTATGGTTTAACTCTTTTAGATACTACTGGAAGCGATGCTTCTCCAGCTGCATCTCCAAGAGCAAATGTAAGTGGTGCTGCTAGAGACATCTACTGTCAGATCACTACAACAACATCCGCATCTTCAGTTGGTAATTTTGCATTTATTATAAATTACAAACAATTTGCGTAATATTAAATTAGTGGCTCCTTCGGGAGCCACAAACTAGGAGAATTTATGGCAGCTAAAGCTGATATACAAGCAACAAGAGTAGCAGGAACTGCAAGTGGAACTGCTGTAATTGCAGCACCTGTAAGATTAAAAGCTATTACAATTGCATCTGACGGAACTGGTGCAGGACAAATTCAATTAAATACAACTGCTTCAACAGGTGGTACAAATCTATTAACAATGGATGTACCTTCAGGAGATATTGTTAATTTTTCTTTACCTGAAGATGGAATTTTATTTCCAGCAGGAGTTTATGTGTCAACAGCAACAAAAGTTACTGCGTTAACTCTGTTTACAGATAAATTTTCAGGGCCTAACTTAACTGGTCAGAACGGATAATTATGAGTGGTGGAGGAAGTTTTACATCAGATCAATCGGTAGCCCACGCTATAGCAGATGGTCAAATGGTTGCTACTGGAAAAAGAGCTAGAGTTACATCTATTCAAGCAGAAGGTGCAGCAAGTTCTTCTATTATTTTAAAAAGTGGAGGAGCTTCAGGAACTGCAATTGCAACTTACAAATTTGGAACTGAAGGTTTAGATATGTATATTCCTGGTTCAGGAATTTTATTTGAAGACGGAGTTTACTTAGATTTAACTGCTACACCAGGTGTAACTATAACATATACTTAGGAGTAAATTGTGGCTAAGGATAAAAGCTATTATTCAGATTTAAACTTAGGTATTGATCCTAGTGATGAAAAAGTTTTTATTAATGTTGGTAAATCAACTGAAAATTCTAGATTAGATATTGGTGTAAAAACAGATGGTCAATTTAGAATAAAATTCAAAAAAAAATTTAGTAATGGTGGAAAAGCTGAGAAGTCAATTCCTAGAAATAAAAAAAATTACAGATCAACAAAATCAGGAGCCGGTATGACAGCTGCAGGTGTTGCAGCATATAGAGCTGCTAATCCTGGATCTAAATTAAAAACAGCAGTAACAGGTAAAGTAAAAAAAGGGTCTAAAGCAGCAAAAAGAAGAAAAAGTTATTGTGCTAGAAGTCTTGGTCAATTAAAAAGATCTAGTGCAAAAACTAGAAATGACCCTAATTCAAGAATCAGACAAGCGAGACGTAGATGGAAATGTTAGACTATGTCCTATTTAAATGCTAATATTCCACCGATTTATTGTCAGGTAAGAAAGGAGTACCTTTATGATCTCAAACAACATCAAGGTGAAGTTGAAGATTGCGTTGTATTCGGTTTGGTATCGATTTCAGGCCGTGCGTTATTATTTAATATCATGTTACCAAACGGTGCGTGCTTTTGGCGAATCCCAATTTCGGCTTTTATTCAACGTGGTTATGAACCGAAAACTGTTCCCACTCAAAGACTTAGTGAACTTCAACTTTGGAATTGCTTTAGCTATTATCCTTCTGTTCATTGTTTTGATTGGTTGGCTGGTTTAAACGGTAAGTACAGAGGCTTAGATAAAAAGTTTTTACATGGAAAATATTTATTTACAGTTGACTGGGCTCATCCGGAAACTAACATATTGGATACTGAGCATTCTGAAATTCCTCAAGAACATAAGTGTGCACACATACTGGCTCTTGATAACGGCAATTATGCAGCTCAGCCTAATAATCGCATTCTGTGGCATGTTAATAGTTATACTACTGATAACAGCTGGCCAGACTATAAAGTCCAAACTACATATTGGGACGCAGAGGACTCTGGATTAGTTACTGAAGATAGTGATAATATGTTTTACGAAATGGAAAATAAAAATGATTGATAAATTTTGTTATAAACTATTTGAAAAGCTAGATGTCTTATGTGAATGGTTAGCAAACAAAATATCAGGCCCACGTTGTCAATGTAAAAAGGGAAAAAAAGATGAGAGTAATATGTCTAAACTGTAATCATGTATGTCATTGTCCTGGTCACGGTACAATTGGAGATTGTCCTAGCTGCAATGATTGTAAAAAATGTAATCATGAAGGTAAAAATATAACTAAAACTGGTGCTTTCTGGAAGAAAATAAAAAATTGGTTAACTTAATGGAGTCTCAAAATGAACTATTGGTTCACCGCAATATTAATAATATTGTTTTGTATATTGGCTATTTTTGTAAGACCCGTAGACCACACTCCATTGAAATTGGAGCTTAAAGAGATTATAATCCCTTTACCAAAACCAAAATATGAGTAATAAACCTTTAAAAATTAGCGAAGAGGCAGCCGTGCAAATGCCTATGAAAACGGTTGCTAGCTTGATTTGTATGGTCGCAATCGGCACCTGGGCTTATTTCGGTATTAATGAAAAGCTTAACCGACATAGCACACAGTTAGAGTTAATGACTAAAGATTTAGAAGCTAACTCTGAATTTAGAATCAAATATCCGCGTGGAGAACTTGGTCAATCTTCCGGGGAGGCCGAGCTTTTTATGTTGGTGGAGCACATAAGTGGTGTTTTAGAGGATGTAGAAAAAGAAATGAAAAGTATGAGACACAATGCAGTTAATATTGATTTTTTAAAAGAACAAGTTAAAAAGCTTAATGAAGATGTAGAAAAATTAATTAGAAACGGGAGTAGTCACTAATGGTTGAGGTTGTATTTGCTTTATTACTTATTGTAGATAATAAAATTATCGAGCATCGTATTCAACCTACGTTAAGCCAGTGCCTTAAATCAAAACGTATTGCTATGAAAGACAAAAGTTCTAAAGATAGAGTTACCTATCAGTGCCTAAAGTCTAAGGCTAACATAGAGATATACATGGGAGAGAAGAAGATAACGTCACTGATATTGGATTAATGATTCAAAAAATTGATGAAGTTTTAGATAGAAAAGAAAACGAAAATTTAAAACAATTACTATTGATATGTTCCGATTGGCGTATATCTATAGATAATGCTGAAAACGGTTATACTGTTGATAATGGTTTTTGCTGCATTCCACAATCAAAACAAGATATAAACACTTCAAAAGAAAATAAAGAATTAACTGAAATAGCAGATAAAATTGCTGCAAGAATTAAAGAAAAATTAAATTTAAATGCAAATGTTGTAAGATATTATTACAATTTATATACTAAATCAGCTGTAGGGTCTTTACATGTTGACGAGAATGATGATAACTTTTTGTCAATTGTGTATAGCATCGATGACGATGGTTATACAATTATAAATGACGAGAAACATTATGATAAACCAAGACAAGCTAAAATCTTTAATAGCAATATCTTGCATTGTGGAAGTCCACCAATTTACAACAAATTCAGATTTAATTTAAATATTGTATTAGAACTAAAGGAAAATTATGAACTTAAGCCGTAACTTCACTCTCTCAGAGTTAACTAAATCAGATACTGCAATTAGGAAGGGAATTAATAATAATCCTAACGCAGAACAAGTAGAAAAATTAAAATTATTATGTGAAAACATACTGCAACCAGTACGTGACCATTTTGGTAGAGTTAAGGTAACCAGTGGATTTCGTAGTGTAGAATTATGCACAGCTATTGGCAGCTCTGCCAATTCACAGCATGCCAAAGCTGAAGCCGCAGACTTCGAAGTAATAGGTGTAGACAATGCAGAACTTTTTGATTGGATTAAAAATAACCTTGAGCCGGATCAGCTTATCCTTGAATATTACACTCCTGGCGAACCTAATTCAGGCTGGATTCATTGTAGCTGGGTTGAAGGTACACCAAGAGCATCATTTTTACATGCGTACAGATCAGAGGGAAAAACAAAATATAAACCAATATTAGGATCAGCTCAAAACATTTTGTGATATAATACTTTATGCCAATAGGAAGAACTGCAATACCAAAACAAATAGAAGGAAAGCTTAGAGGGGCTAGAGATGAAAAAAAGAAGAAAAGACGTGTCCTCTCCAAATTATATCGCAAAAAGCCTAAGGTCTTCAAAGTTTAGTCAAAAAGTGCTACAATCTAAGAAGTTGTACAACCGCAAAAAGGAGAAGTCAAACACTCTCAAAGCGGCCGCTAATAAGGAGAATATGTAATGGCTACATCTGGAACAGTTGCTTTTAATTTAAGCATAGATGAAATTATTGAAGAAGGTTATGAGAGATGTGGTTTATCTACTAACTCTGGCTATGATATGCGTTCAGCAAGAAGAAGTTTAAATCTTCTTTTATCTGAATGGGGTAACAGAGGAATACATTTATGGAAAGTAGCTCTACATGAAGCAGCTTTAGTTTCAGGACAAGCAGAGTATTCTGTAAGCTCTAGTGTAAGTGATGTATTAGAAGCTTTTATTTCTTCTACAGCTGCAGCAAGTAATACTGCAAGTACACAAGATATTTCTTTATCAAAAATTGACAGATCTACATATGCTGCTTTACCAAATAAATTAGCGACAGGACAACCATCACAATATTATGTTTCAAGAGAAACAACACCGAAAATTTATTTATATCAAGCACCGAATTTAAGCACTTATACATATTTAAAATATTATGTAATAAAAAGAATTGAAGATGCTGGAGCATATACTAAAGACCCTGATGTAGTTTACAGATTTTTACCTTGTTTAGCTGCAGGTATGGCTTACTATATAGCTATGAAAAAAGCTCCTCAACTTGTTCAACAAAATAAATTAATTTATGAGGATGAATTAAAAAGAGCTTTAGATGAAGACGGTCAAAGAGCTTCTACATTTATATCACCTCAAACATATTTTGGGGATGGTGTTTAATGGGTAAGTTTGCAACTGGAAAAAGATCATTAGCGATATCTGATAGATCAGGACAAGCTTTTCCATATAATGAAATGGTAAAAGAATGGAATGGTTCATTAGTACATACATCTGAATATGAACCAAAACATCCACAGATTAGAAGACGAAGACAAGTATCTGATGCAATAGCTTTACAAAACGCAAGAGTGCAAAGGTTTCAACAACCTACACAACCATTTATAAATACTTCTACAAGTGATGTGACTATAACTAACTCTGGTGGAATAATGGTTGGTGTTGCTAATTTAGCATTACCTGGTGAATTTGCTTTTAGAACTCAAACTTTTGTGGCTACTCATAGTGATCCATCATTATCTACAGATATAACTTCAATGCAACCAGAAGATCCTTCTTTACAAAATAGAAGAAGACAACTAAGTACAATATGTGGTGCAGCAACGGTGGTAATATCATAATGGCAATAACATATTCTAATTTTTTAACACAAGTCAGAAATTACACAGAAGTAGATAGTAATGTTTTGACTGATGCTATCATTCAAGATTTTATAAGATCTGTTGAATTAGATGTTGCAGGTAAAGTTGATTATGATGATTTAAGAAAATACTCAACTTCTACGTTTACTGCTACAAACAGATTTGTAAGTCTTCCGTCTGATTTAACAATTATCAGATCTGTTCAAGTAATTAATGGATCTGTTAGAACATTTTTA